ACCGCAGGTGCTGAAGCCAGCGAGGGGAGCAAGCTCACGATCAACAGGTACAAGAACGTGCAAGGTCTTGGTGGAGATGGAATTGTACTTGACCAAGGGGCTAAGTGCCACCTGTCTAAAGTAAAGAACGTACAGGGAATGGCAGGGAAGGGGGTTAAGATGTCTTCTAACTCTCTGTTATCTGCCCAAGACTGTAGCAACATACAAGGTATGGCAGGGGATGGTATTACTGCGTCTAATGACTGTAAAGTTCAACTCCAGACCGTAAAGAGTGTACAAGGGCTAGCTGGGTCAGGCATCAAAGTAAGCAGCGGAACTAGCCTAGACGCTCTGTACGTGTCCTCCATAGAAGGATTAGCTGGGTGCGGAGTAGAAGGGTCTTCCCAGTGCGATATTAAAATAAGCAGGTGTACCACTATAAACGGTACACTAGGAGGGGTTAAAAACACCTCTTCTGGCTCCTTGCATATGGAGAGAGTGCAGACTGTAAAAAGTGCGGTTCCTTACGGAATACTTGCTCAGTCCCAAGTGGATACGACTTTAATTAACCTGTCTTCCGTGATAAAAGGAATATACACTAAAGACTGCATCGTCCGCATCAAGGACTGCATGAATATCACAAATGACTCAGGCATTGGTTTAACGGTAGACGGAGGGGAGGTAAAGGTAAACAACATTAACGCACAAGGATCAAGTGCGTCTATCATGTTTGCTAACACCTTAGCTACTGCCACTAATGTTATACTACTTAAAGACATTACAAGCCAGCAGTCTACGATCAACCTAAACAACGTTACGCTTACTGGAAGCATCTATGCCTTAAACGATGTGTACCACATGAACAGGGTTACTGTGTCTTTAGGTAACATTCTTACCTTAAATACAGCAGTTCACTGGGAAGTAGGGTCTTTGACCGGAAGCATTGTGAGCACAAACGGTGCCTTTAACTCAGAGCTTCTTTCCTGCCTTGGGTCTCTAACCCTGATTAATAGCACCGGGGATGTGGAACTAACCAGCTTCATGGGTGCCTTGACACTGACTAATAGCTCAATGGATCTTGAGATATCCTCATTCGCATCTGGAGGGGTCTTGGCAGCGTCTCACCTAAAATGCCGACAGAGTGCCGTAGCCGCCCTTGCGCTCGCAGGAGGGTCGTCCCTAGACGTAATGGGAGGGGCTGTAGGGGCAATCGTCCTAGACACGTCATCCACCTGCATTCTACAGGCCTGTGCAGCAGCGGTATCAGGGTCCGGTCACGTAGTAGCTTTAAATCCAGCGGCTGTAACCCCTTCGATGAATCAGGTTACTCTTGATTATTTGGGCATTCACCTCATCAATATGTACAGGGCGCAACTGGACCTCAATACAATAAACATCATAGAAAACACAATAACCTCAGGCGGTAACATCTATCTACTCTCCACAGTTGCGACACAGGTGAGCTAAATGGTGCCAGTAGCTGTTTATGGAGACTTAGCTTTACACGTACCAGTCCCAGTCGTACCTATGGGGGCTTTAATAGCAACAGGTGCTAAGCTTATGGTGTCCGGTAAGATAGTAGGGGTATCAGGGGATCTGCACATGCCCCACCTTCTTCCAAAGCCTATCCATCCGTCTATACCGTTCGGAACTGTACTGTCTTACCCCATACATAAACTCATGGTAAGCGGAAGATATGTAGCTGCCAGTGGAGACATACTCTCCTGTACCGCTTTTTTAATAGGTACTGGGGCTAAACTAGTGGTTAACTAATATGGCTATCAACAACAGCAGAATAAGAAACTTAGCCGACATTCCTCTGGGCGACTCTTCTTCCAGAGTGCTGGGAAGAGGTATATCTTACCCTTTTACGTTCTCATCTACCGGAAGGGCAGAAGCACTAGAGGTGCAGCAAGGGGTACGCAAAGTAAACCAAGCAATACACATGCTTCTGGCAACTAGGCTTGGGGAGCGTATTTTGTTACCTGAGTACGGGAGCAAACTACCTGAACTAGTTTTCGAGCCTAACGACGAAATACTCCACACAGAGCTTCAATTTTGGGTTACTGAAGCAATACTGAGGTGGGAAAAACGAATAACCCTAACTGGAGTAACCACTATAGACGCTCCAGACTTAAGTGAAATTAGCATAAAAATAGACTACACCATAAATAACTATCATGTACAGGGATCTTACGTGTACCCGTTTAAGCTAGGCGGGGTACCGCTATCCGAAACAGTAATGTACGCTGGAGTGTAACTGTGAGTTTAATAGAACCAAGAATTCAATATACACAGAGAACATTTGAAGACATACGGCAGCAGTTAATCTCCGTAATTCAAACTACTCCAGAACTCAGTCAAAAATGGACAGACTTTAATGAGTCTGACTTAGGGTTAGTTCTTCTTGAGTTGTGGAGTGCGATAGGTGACGAATTAAATTTCTACCTTGACAACCAAGCAAATGAATCATTCATAAGCACAGCTAGACAAAGAAAATCTGTAGTTAACCTGTGTAAGCTTATTGCTTACAAGATAGACCCTGTAGTAAGTTCAACAGGCATAGTTATATTAAGCCTACCTACAGACGAACCTTACATAAACCCTATTACAATACCTAAGTACACTAGACTGTCTACTTCAGGCGGTGAAATAGTCCCTTTCGTTACTAGAGAAACAGTAACTATACCTGCGGGTGCCCTAGCAGTAGAGTCAACCGTGATGCAAGGCGTACTGCATGAAGAAGAATTCATCTCAGGGAACACACCAAACCAAAAGTTTATACTTGGCAGAAAAGACATAGCGTCTAATTTTAACGGGATAGAAGTGTTTATAGGGCAGGGAGAGGAAATTGAGGGGTACGTGCAGTGGGACGAGGCACCTAACTTCATCATAGCTACTGAAACAAGCGACCAAACTAGGTTTGTAGTAGAGACAGATGCAGACGATAACACTACAATTACATTTGGTGACGGTAAGTTCGGTGCAATTCCTCCTGACGGATTTACAGTACTTGTAAGATACCTGTCTAGCTTAGGCACAACTGGAAACGTAGGAACAGGAAAGCTAGGTATAGTAAGCGATACCATCTACGACTCTTCTAACATACCGGTAAACATACTTGTTTATAACGAGGAAGCCTGCGTAGGTGGAACGGACAGAGAAACAATAGAACACGCAAAGTTTCAGGCTCCGCAAGAACTATCTTCGCTCAACAGGGCAGTAACTAGGTTCGACGGAACTGCTTTAGTTGGAGGCATTGCCGGTATATCAAAAGCCAATGTGTGGGGAGAGCATGAGCTACCACATCCAGACATTAAACACTTCAACCAAATGTACGTAACCATGATGTCTGAAGGAATTGAACCAGAGATGGGAGTTCCTTCCACGTGGGAACCAACCACCGCACTTAAAAATTTAGTGCTAGACTTTATAGAAGATAAGAAAGTAGTTACCACAAGAACCGTATTTGTAGACCCTAACGTAATATACATAGACCTTCAATTAGACACATTCGTATCTAAAACAGCATCTCCTTTAACAGTAAAGCAAAACATTATAGACACTCTTAACGCGTTCTTTAATATGGATAACGTAGAGTTTGGAAAAGACCTACGTTACTCAAACCTATTAAACGCATTAGATGACATTTTAGGGGTAGACTACGTAAGCTTAAAGCTTAAGAGAAGCGGCCTGTACCCCGGCAAGGGGTTGTTCACAGGAGGTACCAGCGTGACGCTGTCTGGCTTAAACTTCCAGACAGGAGCTACTGTAACCTTCGGGTCGAACCCAGCTACAAACGTGGTGGTTGTGGATACTAAGACCATAACATGTGATTCTCCGGTAGCTCCTTTGGTGCTAGTAGACTCTAATATGGTGTACAAAGAAGGATTTGTCAATGTCACAGTAACAAATCCAGACTTAACCACGTTCGTTCTAAAAAACGCATTCTACTACCACAGTGCAGCTTCTTCCTGCGAAAGAGAAGATTTAGGCGACGATCAAACAGTGGATAATGAACAGTTTGTGTTTGGTGAAAAAGACATAATTATAAGAAGAAACGAAATCTTTCAGTTAGGTACGATTGAAGCAGGAGACGGTTCGGATAACTACGTTCACTTCTCCTCTGACGCACAGCCGATGACTGCGCGTATGACCTACTGGCCCCTGTACGCAAGGCTTAACCAGACTATAACATTTGATGCAACTAGCTCCACGTCTCCCTACGCGGACATTACAGTATATCAGTGGGACATGGGATCTCGCGGTAAGCTGATGATGAAGGACAATAATGGATCTTACGTAGAAGACTTGGCGAATCAGCCTCCAGACGGAAGAACGCTAAGTACTT